CGGTTCTGTTCCAGAAGGTTATACAATTAACCACTTCTTAACAGCAACTAATGCTTGGTTCTTAACAACTGATGTACCTAACGGCATGAAAATGTTCGTACGTACACCATTACAAAACTCAATGGATGGTGATTTCGACACAGGTAATGTTCGCTACAAAGCTCGTGAACGTTATTCATTCGGTGTATCTGATCCACTAGGTGTTTACGGTTCATACTAATTGAACCTTTAAGAAGACCCCGCCTTAAAAAAGCGGGGTTTTTCTTTGCCTGTTATTCATGGTTTTACTTATTTCACAAGGAAAAAGTAAGAGTATTATGTAGTTATACACACGGTGTGTATAAATTTTAGGAGAAATACTATGTGGACAAAACCAGCTGCAACAGAAATGAGATTTGGCTTTGAAGTAACTATGTATGTTATGAATAAGTAGTTAAATTAGGGGCTTTTAGCCCCTTTTTTATTGCTTTTATTTTAAAATATAGTATTATATGTATAACTGGGTGATGCTCTTATCGGACTGCCCCAGCAGACGATGCAACGATTGATAAGAGAAACTTTTGCATAGGAAAACATTTTATGGCTCGCAGTACTTTTTCAGGCCCGATTTTATCTGGCGCTAATCGTTTTGGCCCACAACGTGACGTTGGCTACTCTGTTTTAACACAACAAGCATTTTTAGACTTTGCAGTAACAACTCCAGGAACTGCTAACTACAGTGGTACATCTGGCGTATTTGTTTCATCAAATAATATTCCAAATACCGTAGCTACAATTTGGACTCCACAAAACGGTTCTTATAGTAACAGTGGTCCTACAGTAGCATCTGCTCCTACAGCTGATGCAACAGGTACAGCTTATCGTGGCGCAGTATTTTTACTCCCACAAGGTTCAAATATTACTGACGTTATTGTTGATGTTGGTGCTATGCCAGCTGACAATGCTGGTTCTCCAGTAACTGTTACATCAATTCAACCATACATCTCAAACAACTTTGCTACATCAACAGGTGTATATGGTGTTATGTCTGCTATTACTTCAGCAGGTCGTGGTACTGCAACATTTACAGGTACTACATTAGATAACGCTAATGGTACATTATCAGACGTTCAAAACATTCAACCTGGTACTCAACCTACATGGTTCTCACAAGTTGTTGTTACCTTAAAAATGACTGCTACAAGTTTAGGTACTTTAGCATCAGGTCAAATCAATATTACTCTTAAGTATGCTCAACAAGATCTTAATATTGGTAATGGTACAACATACCCATATGGTAACTTTGATTAATTAATCTGATTGGGGGTTTAACCGCCCCCTTTCTATAACTAAGGAGATTAATTATGACAATGCAAACCGATATTAAATCAGCGCATACTAATACCTCAGCCGTGTTAGTAGCTTTTCGTACACGCCTAAGACAAATTACATTTAATAGTAATGGCACAGCAGGAACACTTATTCTTTATGATAATGCATCGTCTGCTTCAGGAAATGTTTTATGGCAATTTGATTTTGGAGCTAACGTGATAGCTGTACCTGTATTGTTACCAGGTGAAGGTATACTTGCTTACAATGGTATTTATGCTTCATTAACTAATGCCAATTCATGTACTATTTGTTACGGATAATATTATGATTTCTCATATGCATGAAAGTACAAAACAAGTTATAGATACAGCATCAACTATTACAGTCGTAGGAACTATTATGAATTGGTTACCAGCAGCAGCAGCTTTATGGACTATTGTTTGGACTACAATTCGTATTTACGAAACTAAAACTGTACAAGACTGGATCAAATCTAGGAAAAATAAAAATGCCTAGTGTATCTAAAAAACAACATAACCTAATGGCAGCTGTGGCTAAAAATCCTAAGTTTGCTAAAAAAGTAGGTATTCCTCAATCCGTTGGTAAAGATTTTGCAACTGCCGATAAAGGTAAGACGTTTAAAAAAGGCGGTGTATCATTAGCCGTTGGACGTGGTGAAAAACTTCCAGTATCTAAAGGTGCTGGACTTACTGCTAAAGGTCGTGCTAAATATAATGCTGCAACAGGATCTCATTTAAAAGCTCCTCAACCACAAGGTGGTCCTCGCAAGAAATCATTTTGTGCTAGGATGTCTGGAATGCCTGGTCCTATGAAAGACGAAAAAGGTCGTCCTACACGTAAGGCAGCATCGCTTAAACGATGGAATTGTAAATAGGAGATACAATGGAAGATGATATTAAGCAAGATAAAAAGCTTATTAAACGAGCTTTTGGAATGCATGATAAGCAAGAACACAAAGGTCAACATACCGATTTATCTAAACTAAAAACAGGTGGAAAAATTATGAAGAAACACAAAATGAAAGAAGGAAGCGCTGCAGAAGAACGTGGCGAAAGCAAAGCTTTTGAAGCTAAAGAAGACGAATCAAAAGAAATGCGTAAAGGCGGTAAAGTTAAAAAAATGGCTAAAGGTGGTATGGCTGAAGTTATGGGTCCAAAATCAATGTCTAAAGATGTTGAAGCTGGTTCTAATAAACTTAAAAGCTTTGGTGAATCTAAAGTTCAAAAACGTGGTGATACTAAAGGTAAAAACTTAGGTGATTCAGGTCCAACAAGAATGTGCGGTGGTGGTATGAAGAAAATGGCACGTGGTGGTGGTATTGAATCTAAAGGCAAAACTAGAGGACGTTTCTGCTAATCATGGCTAAAGATGATTATAAAGGTCCAACACCAGAAGAAATGGATCGAGCAGCTAGAATGATGGAAAAAAATATTCCTCCAGTTGCTCCATCTAAACTAGAACCAAAAGCTCCAGTACCTCCTGTTACTATATCAGTTAAAAAAGCTAAAGGTGGTAAAGTTAGAGGTCATGGTATGGAATCAAAAGGTAAAACAAAAGGTAAATTTATTTAAGGAGTAATAAAATGGCTTATAAACATCATGATGAACATGTAACACAACACGAAGACGGTGGTCATAAACACCATTCAGATATGTATGGTAAACATGCAGCTGGTCATAAAAAACACGCTGACCATATTAAAGTTATGGGTGCTGGTGCTGTAGAAGATCATGGCGATGAAGAAATGCCAACACACGGCAGAATGGACTAAATATGATGGCCTCTCGTGGTATGGGGGATGTAAATCTTTCAAAGATGCCAAAGGCCAAAAAGATTGTCCGAAAAGACAATCCTAATGATGTTGAAGTTTATAAAAAAGGCGGTGAGGTTTGGAATAAACCACGCCCTAAATCATTAGGTAAACCTAAACCATTGTCATCTGATAAAAAATCTAAAGCTAAAGCTATGGCTAAAGCAGCAGGAAGACCTTATCCAAATTTAGTAGATAATATGAGAGCTGCAAAGCGTAAATAATGGCATATACATCAGGTACATCTTCATTTAATTTAACTTTATCTGAAATCGTTGAAGAAGCTTTTGAACGATGTGGTAAAGAACTTCGCACGGGCTACGATTTAAGAACTGCCAGACGTTCACTTAATATACTTACTATTGAGTGGGCTAACAAAGGTATTAACCTATGGACTGTAGAAGAAGGTCAAATACCATTAGTTCAAGGTCAGATTAGTTATCCATTACCTGTAGATACTATTGATTTATTAGATCAAGTTATTCGTCAAAATGCAGGTACAACTAATCAAACTGATATCAACATAACACGTATTTCAGAAACAACATATTCAACGCTACCTAATAAATTAACACAAGGTAGACCTATTCAAGTATGGATTAACAGACAATCGGGGAATACTAATGCAACCACAGCTTTACTTTCTTCTTCTATTGGTGCTACTGATACTACTATTACAGTCAGTGATGCATCACAACTTGCTGCCGCAGGGTTTATTCAGTTAGATACTGAAGTAATCTATTATGCAAATGTTACTGGCAACCAATTACAAAATTGTGCTCGTGGTCAAAACAATACAACAGCTACTTCACATACAGCGGGTGTAGTTGTATATGTACCATGGCTACCATCTATTAATGTGTGGCCAACTCCAAATGCTGGTGGTAACTATGTATTTGTGTATTGGAGACTAAGACGTATACAAGATACAGGCGGTGGTGGTACATTTATTCAAGATATGCCATTTAGATTTATACCTGCTATGATTGCAGGATTAGCATACCACCTAAGCGTTAAATTAGATGGTGTAGATCCACAAAGGGTAATGGGTTTAAAACAAGTTTATGATGAAACATTTCAACTTGCAGCCGATGAAGATCGTGAGAAAGCAAGCATTAGATTTGTTCCACGTAACATGAATTATTATAGG